CACGCCACCCACATCCTCGCCGCCCAAGAGGCGATGGGGTGGATGTACCGGGGCGACCTCGCCGCCGCCCGCCGGGCGGTCGCGAAGCTGCCCGCCGACCGGCTCGCTGAACTGTCCGCCGCGGCCGCCGCGCTGGCGGCGCTCGCCGACGAGGAGATGACCCGCCGTGCCCACCCCTGACGACACCCTGGCCGCGATCGACGACGTCATCACCTGGGACGGTGACAGCGACGACGCCGCAGTATGGACCGCCCACGAGCGGAAGCAGCCCGACCTGGCAGCGATCGTCCACGCCCTTCAGGCTGACCCCGAGGTGGCCCACGCGTTCGCCGAGCGGATCACCGCAGGCATGCGGGCGTTCACGGAGGCGCTCCGCCCGGTCGCCGAGCAGGTGACCCGCACCGCCCAGGCGCTCGCCGAGTCGCCTGGCTGGCGGCAGCTCGTCGACTTCGCCAACAGCCCGGAGGGGCGGGCGTACCTCGAGGCCGTCGAGCGCGGCGAACTGGAGCCGGACCCGCCGTCCTGCCACTGCTTCTGTGGCGTCGCCCACCGCGACCGCATGGGCATCTGCGAGCACGACGCCGTCGACGAACTTGTGCGGGTGTCGCCCACGGTCGGACGGGTGCGCATCCCGGTGTGTGCTCCGTGCCGGGACGAGCAGATGGCGCGAGCGGCGACGTGATGGTCGGTACGGTGGAGCCCCCGCCCGCGAAGGACAGGGGCTCCGAGCGCCGAACCTACTCCTCGTCTGGCCGCCACCCCTCCGGAGCCTCCACCGCCCCCTCAAACCCGCACCGGCAGGAGATCCGCGCCCCCGCCTTCACCGGGCGGGGAGTCAGAGCGACCGGATACAGCGGGCCGCTCCCGCTCCGCATCTCCTCATGCTCCACATGAGCCGGAATCAGCTCCGCCGCGAGCAGCCGATCGTCACGGTTACACCTGATGCACTTCGGCTTGTTTCCGCTGGCCATGGCCAATCTCCTTCCCGCCAACCTCCCCTGCGGAGGCTGGCCGGGGTATGGGACACCACGGGAACCCCTTACGTCTCACCACGACGAAACCGGACACGCGAAAGCCCCCGCCGAACATCAGCGGGGGCCAAGAAACCGGAAGCCGATCAGGCCGGGGCGTGCACCGGGCACCCGGCCGTGGTCACGCCACACCGGCACGCCTTAAGCACCTCCGTCCGCCACTCCCGGTAGCAGGAGGCGGAAAGCAGCGGGTTCTGCCCGGCTGCCAGCTGCTCCTTCCACACCCGCTCAACGAACGCCACCTCAGCGTCGATGTGCGCGTCCACCTGCGGGCCGGTCAACGTGGTGAAATCCATGATGTTCTCCCAGAAGGTCGATGCTTGATTCTGGCGGGCTCTCCCCGTCGGCGGGGCCGATCCGACCTCAGGCCGCGCGCCGCGTGGCGGTGAGGATGGCGACTGCGGCCCGGTGGTAGCAAAGGTGCTTGCCACGGGCTCCGGCAGGGCAGGAGCAGCCGCACCGGTGCACGAGGTAGGTGACGGCGCCGTCCGAGCTGACGGCGGTGTAGATGCCGGGGCGGCTGGTGGGGAGGATGCCTCCGGCGGCGATGAGCTCGCGGGCCTTGTCGATCGCAGCGGGCTTGAAGTCGGTGATGTCGGCGGTGAGGGTGATGACCCAGCGGCCGCCGGTCTTCACCGCGGGGAGCTTCCCGGCCTTGGCCCACCGCTGCGCGGTGCGCAGCGAGATGCCGTGCGCGGCGGCGGCTTCGCAGGTGGTGACCTGGATGGTGGTGCTGGCCATCGCGTGCTCCTCTGTCCTCCAACTAACCGTGTAGCTACACAGTATTGGGAACCTTGTAGCTACACAAGAGCAGTGCGAGAATCCATGTAGCTACAGAAAAGAGGACCCCATGAACGAGCCCACCAAGCCCCGCCAAATCCGCATCGCCGACGGACACTGGACCGCCTACGAACGCGTCTGCGACCGACTCGGCACCACCCGAGCCGAAGACATCAACAACCACATCCGCCGGCGAATCGAAGACCACGGCGACGACGCCGACAAGGCACTCCTCGCCCAGGCCGACGCCGAAATCGAAGAACGCCGAGCACGAAAAGGCGGCCGACCTCGCAACAGGTGATCGCCTGGGAGAATGAGCGCACCATGCTCGACACCCAGCACCTCCCCGTCGACGTCCTCCCATGCCCCAGCGGCGACGTCATCCTCATCCCCCGCGCACTCCTCGCCATCCGGCTGACACCCGAGCAGCAGCTCCAACTCGCCGCCCGGCTCCCCGCGCTCGGCATGGCGCCGGAAAACCTGAGCTGAGCTGCACAATCGCCGCCGCATGACAGTCGACTAGCAAGATTCCCGAACCTGTGTAACACTTTGCGCGAACAGAACCACCATGCCCTCTCGCCGCAGGCAGAGGGCATGACGCATTTCCGGGGGTGAACATGCCGCCCCTCCCGGAACCCGTCACCGCCGCAACCGCCGGCCGCCGACTCGGCAAGAGCCCGATCACCATCCGGCAATGGGCCCGCCGCTACAACGCCCGCCAGCTCGACGGCAAACTCGGCCGAGGCAAAGCCTACGACTACGTCGACCTCGCCACCATCGACGGCTGCATCCACCGCGGCGAAGAAGTCCCCGCCACCCCCGAGGCCCGCGACGAGCTCCGAGCCCGCCTGCGCGAGTCGTTCCGCACCGCCGCCTGAACCCCCGCTTCCCGCCCCAACCTGCTTGGAGGGTGCCATGACCGCCACCGCTGTCGACACGGCCCAGGCCACCACCCGCTGGACAGTGCAGCGCTGGGACGCCGACCAAACCGCATGGGTACAGCGCAAGTCCGGACTCGTGGCGCCATCCGGCGCCGACTTCGCCCGCCTCGCCGTCGCGCCATACGAGGTGTCCGAGGTGCTCGGCAACCTGGTGACGAACGCCGGATGGACGCGGGTGATGAGCCTCCTGACCGACCAGGGGAGCGCGCAGGCGATGACCGCCACCCACACCCGGATCGGAGTCGGCGACTCCAACACCACCGAGCAGTATTCCGACACCGCGCTCGGCGCGACGACGAACAAGCTCTACAAGCTCGTGACCGGTGCGGCCACGCTCGGCACCCGCACCCTGTCGTTCGCCACCACGTTCGGGCCGTCGGAGGCGAACTGGGCGTGGAACGAGTTCGGGATGGACATCGGCGCCACCGCGGACAGCACCACGGTCGCCGCCTGCTTCTGGAATCACAAGGCCGGCATCGCCCAAGGGACGAAAGCGAACGGGCAGACGTGGGCGGCATCGGCCGCGGTCGCATTCTCCTAAACGATCTTTTGGTCTGACCTGCAGCCCCAATAGCAGGAGGCGAGGCAGCCGTGGCAGTCAGATTCGACGCATTCGGCGAGGCCTACAGCAGAGCCGTCAGCTGGGGCAACCAATCCGCATTCACCGTCTGCTGCTGGGTCAAAGCCGCCGTCACCCCGTCGCTGCGCACCGCCTGGTACGTCTGTAACCCCGACGAGGACAACTACGCGAGGTTGAGCGGCACTTTCAACGGCACGTCCCTCACGGTGATCGCCGAGGGAGTCACCACTGCTATCGGCTCCCTGTCCGTCAGCACCAACACCTGGTACTTCGTCGGCATCAGCATCAACGGCTCCTCCGGCCGCCGGGTTTCGAAGCCTGAGGGCGGAAGTTTCTCCACCACCACCTGGAGCAGCGGCACCAGCAGCGTCAACATCGCCACCCTGATGGTCGGCGCGTCCAGCACCACGTGGTGGAACGGGTCGATCGCCGGGTTCAAAATCTGGACCGCAGCCCTGTCGCAGGCCGAAATGGAGGCGGAAGCCGCCCAGTTCGCGCCGGTCCGCACCTCGAACCTGCGCGCGTACTACCGGTTCGCGACCCCCTCCACGACCGACGACTCCGGCAACGGCCAAACCCTGACCGGCGGCACCGGCGCCGCCACCGACACAGACCCCGCCCTCGCCGCCACCATCTCCCTCACCGACACCGGCGCCGCCTCAGACCTGCTCTCAACGTCGGCCACCGTGCCGCTCGCCGACACCGCGTCCGCCACCGACACGCTGACCGTCACCCGGCAGATCGCCCTCGCCGACACCGCGTCCGCCGCCGACGCTTTCACCGTCTCCGCGACCGTGCCCCTCGCCGACACCGGCGCCGCCGCGGACACGATGTTCAACGGCCAACCGGTCACCTTCGACGACGCCGGCGCCGCCGCCGATGCGCTCATGGTGGACGGAGTCGCCGCACCCCTCGCCGACACCGCGTCCGCCGCCGACGCTTTCACCGTCTCCGCGACCGTGCCCCTCGCCGACACCGGCGCCGCCGTCGACGAGCTGACCGTCAGCGAAGTGCTCTTCCCCGAACTCGCCGACACCGGCACCGCTGTCGACTCGCTGACGGTGGTCGAGGTGAAAGACCGGCACGCGGTCGCGCTGCCGCTACGCCGCACCTGGTCCTCCACCCCCCCAATCACCTGACCGAGAAGGGGAGGTGCACGGGTGGGCCCGTCCATCACCATCCCGGCGATCTCCAAGGAGTATGTGAAAGCGGGAGTCGGCGGATCAGCTGACCTGCCCGACTTCCTGGTACACATGGCGCTGCTCCCGGCAGGCCAAGACCCGGGGGACGACGACTGGCAGCCCGCAGAGTGGATCGTCGAGGACGGCGTGAACAAGTCCGCGATCCTCGTCGGCCCCGACACCCAGCTGCCGCTCACCAAAGGGATCCTCTACCAGGTGTGGGTGCGCGTCACCGCCGCCCCCGAAATCCCCGTGCTCCAACCCGGCACCGTCTACGCCAGCTGACCTCACCCCACCCAGGGAGCACCATGGCCACCCGCCTATCAACCGCCGCCCGCAACGCCGCCGCCGACGCGATCGCCGCCCTCGCCGACGACGGATCCATCGAGATCCGCAGCGGCTCCCAGCCCGCCTCCGCGCAGGACACAGCCTCCGGCGACCTGCTCGCGACGATCACACTGGCCGATCCCGCGTTCGGCTCCGCCACCTCCGGAGTGGCGACCCTGGCGGACACACCGCTGACGGCGACCGGAGCGGACGCGGGCACCGCAGGCTATTTCCGAATGAAGGACGGGTCGGGTGCGACCGTCATGGACGGGTCGGTGACCGCGACCGGCGGCGGCGGCCAGCTGGAGTTGAACACCACCACCATCAGCGTAGGCGTGACCATCTCGATCACCTCCGGCACCATCACCATGCCCGCGGGCACGTAGCCCGGACGGGGGCGAGCCGAGCGTGCCTGTCGAGTTCCAGACGGCTACCACGGCGCAAGCAGACAACCTCGACACGCCGTCAGTGGCAGTCCCCCCCAGCACAGTCAACGGCGACTTTCTGGTCCTCGCCGTCACGATGGCCCGGATGGTCGGCAACCCGACGGCTCCGGCATGGTCGCCACTGGCGAGCATCGCGCACACTGGGCAGGACAACCTGACCCGACTGTTCTGGAAGCGGGCCAGCAGTGAGCCGGGCAGCTATTCGCCCACGTTGAACGGCGGGTTCGGCAACTACGCCGCGTTGTCGATCATGAGGTTCACCGGGGTGATCTCCTCTGGTGATCCGATCCGTGTGAGCACCAGCTCGTTCCAGGCGACCAGCGGCACACCGAAGACCGGTCCGGCACTCGCCGGAGTCCAAGCCAGCGACCTGGCCGTCCACGTGGCCGGCGTGGTGCGCTCCAGCTGGTCGGGTGCGGCGTGGGCGTGGACGTTGCCCGGATCACCCTGGTCGCCGCTGCTGGGATACGTGACCCCAGCCGCGATCCCCCGGCCGGGCCTGGGGGTCGCCGCCAGAACCGGGTCAGGGGACGCACCCACCTGGGCGGCAACCGGCACCACCACCACCCAGCTCACCTGGACGCACATCGCGTTCGCGTTGATCGCCGAACCGGACGCGAACACCGCGACGCTAGCTGCTGGGCTGCCGACCGTGGGCGCAGCCGCAAGCGGGCTGCTGCTGGTTCCGGGCCTGACCACCTGGCCGCTGCCTCCCCTGGCCGCAGCCGCGGCTGGTTCCATGACTACGGCCGGATCCGCTGCGACGGTTCTGCCCGCCCTGGGAGCGTCCGCCGCGGGTGAGGCCACCACTTCCGGATCCGCCGCCGCGATCCTGCCCGCGCTGGCCGGCGACCTTGATGGCGCCGTTGAAGCCGCGGCCTCGTTCGATGTGCTGCTCCCGCCCGTCGGCGTCGACGGCGCCGCTGAGGCTGCCGCCAGCGGGCACCTCGCCGCGGTTCTTCCCGAACTAGCCGCCGAGGCCGACGGCGCCGTCGCAGTGCCCGCCGTTTTGTCCGCTGCTCTGCCCGCGCTGGGCTCCGAAGCCGCTGGCGCGGCCAGCATCACAGCCGCTGCAGCCCTCGACCTGCCCGCCCTCGCCGTAGCGTTCACCGGCGACGCCGCAACCTCCGCCGCTCTGGCCGCCACCCTCCCCGAGGCAGACGCCGCGGCAGCCGGATCAGCTGGCACCGCCGCCGTCTTGGCCATGCAGCTGCCGCCGCTCACCGCCAGCCTGACCAGCGCCGCATACGGGGGCACCCTGGCCGCTGCACTCCCCGCCATAGGAGTCGCAGCAGCCGCCGACATCGAAGCAGCTGGCAACAGCGCCGCCACACTCCCAGCCCTGACTATCGCCGCCACCGCCACCATCCGGGCCGACGGCGAGCTCCCCGCTGACCTGCCAGCGGTCACCGCCGCCATCGAGGCATCGGCCGCCATCGACGGCGCCCTCGACACGCGACTCCCCGCACTCGACGCCACTCTGACCGGTACCGCGATCTCCGGCGACGGCGCCGCCACCTGGCAGCTCCCTGAGCTCGCCGCAGCCCTCGCCGCCACTGCGGAAACCAGCGGCCCTGTCACCACAACCCTGCCCGCTCTCGAAACGGAACTCGCTGGAACCGCTCTGAGCGGCGGACTCAACACCAGCCTCCCCGCCCTGACCGCGTCGCTCACCGCCGACGCGACCATCACCGGCAGCGCGACCACCGCCCTGCCGCCCTTCGCCGCCGCCATCCCCGGCACGGTCTCCTCCGACGGCCCCCTCGCGGCCGCCCTGCCGCCACTCACCGCCGAAACAACCGCCGCCATCGAAGCTGCGGCCACCGCCACGGCCACCCTGCCCGCTCTCACCGCAGCGACTACCGGCAACCTCACCGTCACCGGCACAGCCGCAGCCGAACTCCCCGCCGTCGCCGCAGACTTCAGCGGTGTAACCGAAGGCAACGCCGGGCATCTCGCCGCCGCCCTGCCGCCGCTCGACACGGAAACAGTCGGGCTCCTGGCTGTTACAGGTCCTGCCGCTGTGGGGCTTCCCCCGCTCACCGCCGTACTAGCCGGCCACCTGGCCGCACCCCTGACAGGGGTTCTTGTCGCAGAGCTACCTGCTCTCACAGTGGCCGCTGCCGGTTTTTCCGCCGCGGTGGAGGTCGACATCCCTGCCGCGGTCGGCCCGCCCACCCTGGCGTGGGGGCCAGTAGGGGCGCCCGCCCTCAACTGGGTGCCCGGCCCGCCCGTAGCGGACTGGGTTGCCGGTCCACCGCACGTCGGGAGGAGGTAAAGGTGGCGCACATCCCTGCGACGTCGAACGAGGATGTCCGCGTGTTCTGGGGTGCGCCGCTGGCTGGCCTACCGGCGGGCATTGCGATCATCCCGTGGTCCTCGCCCGAGCAGGAGCCTGACGACGGCGACTACATCGCCGCGACCTGGGAGGGCGACACCGGGTGGGCGTCCATCCACATCGGACCCGGCACGCCCCATGTGTTCGAGGCGGGCGAATACGTGGTGTGGGCTCGACTCACAGCGGGTGATCGGAAGCCGGTGCGCCGCTCCGGGCTGCTGACGATCGGCGTCCTGGCGTGACCGTCGTGTCTGCGTGGGAAATCGCCGCCGCCCAGTTCGCGCCCCGCACCCGACAGTGGGCCACCCCCGGAGCCCTCGCCCAAGCCCTCGACCCCACCACCGTCCAAACCCCCGCCCTGGACCTGATTGACCGCGAACTCGTTTCCCTCGCCGACGGCGACATCGACCGCCTCATGGTGTGCATGCCACCACAAGAGGGCAAGTCGGTGCGGGTCTCTCACCGGTTCGCCGAGTGGCTTCTCGTCAACAACCCGGACTTGCGCATCGCGATCGTCTCCTACGCCGACGAGATGGCCCGCCGCTGGGGCGCCGACATCAAGCTCGACGCCCAGGTGTTCAACGGAGACGACGACACCGTCGACCTCGGCCTCCGCTTGCGCGCCGACTCCCGTGCCGCGGGCCGCTGGCAGATCGACGGGCACAAGGGCGGCGTCTACTGCGTCGGCGTCGCCGGAGCCCTGACCGGAAAACCAGTCGACGTGCTTCTGTGGGATGACCCGCTCAAGGACATGGCCGAAGCGCAGTCGTCGAAGTATCGGGAGCGGGCGTGGCGTTTCTGGCAGGCCGTCGCCGTCCCGAGGTTGGGCCCAGGTTCGAAGGTGGTCCTGGTGTCCACCCGCTGGCATGAAGACGACCCAGCCGGGCGACTGCTGGCTGAAGATCCGGCCGCGTGGCGGGTGGTGAAGATCCCCGCTATCGCCGAATCGCCGGACGACCCGCTTGGCCGGGAGGTCGGCGAACCGATGATCTCCGCCCGGGGGGAACGCGACTGGGGGCGGATCCGCCGCACCGTCGGCGAGTACGTGTGGGCCGCCCTCTACCAGCAGCGGCCCGCCCCGGCAGACGGAGGCCTGTTCAAACGCTCCGGGCTGCGCCACTGGGTGTCCGGCGGCGAACAGCGACTGCGACTCGGCGACCGCATCGTGGACCTGCGCGACTGCTGGAAGTTCCTCACCGTTGACCTCGCGGCCAGCGTGAAAACGTCGGCGGACTACACGGCTGCCGCAGTGTGGGCGATCGGCCCGGCCGGGGACCTGGTCATGCTCGACGGTATCCGCGAACGCCTTGACCCGGCTGGCCACTGGCCTGCGGTTCGGGGGTTGCGGGAACGCTGGTCGGCGGATGTGGTGTTCGTCGAGTCCCGCATGTTCGGCACCACGTTGGTGTACGAGGCGGCTCAGGCTGCGGTGCCGGTGCAGGAGTTGCACGCCGACGCCGACAAGATCACTAGAGCGTTGCCGGCGACCGCGCGCGCGGACTCCGGGCGACTGTGGCTGCCGCCGCAGGATCGGATGCCAGAGGTGGCCGACTGGCGGGATGAGCTGCTGGCCTTCCCCAACGGCACGCACGACGACTGCGTCGACGTGGTCGCCTATGCCGCCCGGGTCGCGGGAGCGCACTGGCTGCCTGCGGAGTCTGCGCCGCTGTCGGCCGTGCGGGGTGGTTCGGATGACGGGGTGATCAGTCAGGCGTATGCGGCGGCGACCGGCGGATCCGGCGGCGTCGACTTCATGAACATCAACTACTGACAGGGGGTTCGTGATGGTCAGCGCCCCCACCCGGGACATCGGTTCCCTGGACACCGGCCTGTTCGGCATGCTGTACGCCGACCTGCTGGAGATCATCCCGGATCTCATGTGGCCCACGTCGGTGCAGACGTACGCGCGGATGCGCCACGACACGCAGCTGGCCGCGATCCTCGCCGCCTACACGCTGCCGATTCGCCGAGCGACATGGGCGGTTGACCCCACCGGCTGCCGCGACGAAGTCGCCCAGCTCGTCGCCGACGACCTCGGCCTGCCCATCCTGGACGCCGGCACGATGCCCGGCCCCGCCCGGCGGCGCGGGGTGCGGTGGGCAGACCATCTGCGCTTGGCCCTGCTGAGCCTGGTGTACGGGCACATGCCATTCGAACGCCGCTACGAAATCCGTGACGGTCAAGCCCGGCTGATCAACCTGGGCGAGCGGCTGCCGTACACGATCCGCGCCCTCGACATCAACCGCGACGGCACCCTGAAGTCCATCAGCCAGGAGCACGCCGTCGGCGGACCCATCCCCGCGGACAGGCTGCTGTGGTACGCGCACGAGCGTGAGGGCGCCACGTGGACGGGCCGCAGCATCCTGCGCCCCGCGTACGGACCATGGCTGATCAAGCACGAGTTGTGGAGGGTGCACGCCACGTCGATTCGTCGTTTCGGCATGGGCGTCCCCAGCGTGACTGCCCCGCCCGGAGCGACCCCGGGGCAGGTCACCGAGGCGCAGCGGCTCGCCTCCGCCATGCGCGCCGGAGACACCGCCGGTGTCGGCCTGCCGCCGGGCTTCCAACTGGCGCTCACCGGCCTGACCGGGTCGGTGCCGGACGCCATGGAGTTCACCCGCTATCTCGACCAGCAGATGAGCCGCAGCGCGCTGACGGGGCTGCTCGACCTCGGCGAAACCCGCAACGGCTCCCGCGCGCTGGGCGACACGATGCTGGAGCTGTTCTTCATCAGCCTCCAGGCCGTCGCCGACGAGATCGCCGACGCCGCCACCCTCGGCGCCGTCATCCCCTCAGTGGACCTGAACTGGGGCGAAGACGAACCCGCACCGAAAATCATCGCCACCGACGTCGGTAACCGCCACGACGTCAACGCCCAAGCGCTGGAGCAGCTCATCTCCTCCGGCGCGATCACCCCAGACCCGGACCTGGAAGCGTACGTGCGCGCCGCCTGGCGGCTCCCACAACGCACCACCCCACCACCACCTCCGGCTCCAGCGCCGGTGCAGGCTCGCCGCCGGAAACCGCAGGCCCGGTCAGTGCGGGCCGCTGGGTCGGAGGACGACGGGCACCGGCAACTGACGCTCATCGAGGCGGACTCCGGCATGGACCCGGACGCCATCCAAGCCGTCTGGTCAGACGCCCTCAGCAGGCTGCTCGCCGACTGGGCTGGAGTGTCCGCCGCCTGGCGTGAGGATCTGGCCGAACAGATCCGCGGCATCATCGGCGGCGGAGACCTCGCCGCCCTCGCCAACCTGGTGCTCGACCCGGGGGCGGCAATCCAACTGCTAGGCGCGGCCATGGTCGCCGTGGCCGAGCAGTCAGCCGCCCAGATGGTCGCCGAAGCCGCCTCCCAAGGGGTGGACGTCGACCAGCCGCCCGTCAACGAGTCCCACCTGCTCAACCTCGCCCGCGCGCTCGGCACCCTGCTCGCCTCCCAGCTCGTCGGAGCCGGGGCCCGGGAGGCGATCCGCCGGGCCACAGCGGAGGCGTCGGGGGAGGGCGTCGCCGCCGCGGTGGCCGACCACCTCGCTGGGTTGTCGGACGCGTGGCTGCGCGAGCAGCTCGGCGGCGCCCTGTCGGCGGCGCAGTCGGATGGCCGGTTCGCCGTCCTCGACGTAGCACCGGAGGCGACGTACTACGCCAGCGAAGTACTCGACCAGAACACCTGTCCGAAATGTGTGGAGATCGACGGCCAGGAGTTCGCTGACCTGGCAGAAGCCAAAGCCACCTACATCACGGGCGGCTACATCGACTGCGACGGACGTCTGCGCTGCCGAGGCATCGTCGCCACTGTCTGGAACTGACCCCTCAACGCCTTGCGGAGGTGACCCGTGCCGGACCTCGCCGTGCCCACCCCGCCGCCGCTCGCGACAGTCGCAGACGTGGAGCTGATGCACACCGGCACCTGGAACCTGTCCACCGGCCCAGTGACGTTCAGCACCAACGACTTCGCCTCCGCAGTCGCCGCCCTCGACTGCCCCGCCGTCCGCCGCCCCATCCTCAAACTCGGCCACCTGGAACCCGACCCCGACGAGCAAGGCATTCGCTGGGACGGGCTCCCCGCAGTCGGCTACATCGCCAACATGGCCGTCGCCGAAGCCGGCCGCACCCTCGTCGGCGACTACGCGGGCATGCCCGGCTGGCTCGGCCCGATCATCGCCTCCGCCTACCCCGACCGGTCGATTGAGGGCCAGTTCGACCACCGATGCCAGATGGGGCACACCCACCCATTCGTCATCACCGCGGTCGCGCTGCTCGGTGTCACCGCCCCCGGCATCGGCACCCTCCAGAGCTTGCAGGACGTCGCCGCCCTGTACGGGGTCGCCGCCTCCACCCCGCCGCCCTCCTCGGGCGAGTCGATCGCTGTCACCGTCCACGCCACCCGGGAGGATCCCGTGCCCAACCCCCGCGCACCCCAGATAGCGGCCGGGGTCACCACCGAAGACGTCCGCCGCGCGTTCTACGGCTCAGATTTCGGCCGCAACTGGGACATCTGGATCGAAGCGATCGAGCTGGACCCGATGCAGATCATCGCGATCGACGACGCCACCGGCAGCCGCTCCCGGGTGCCGGTGATGATCGGCGACGGCGACGGCGAGGACGCGGTGTCGTTCGGCGACCCGGTGCGGGTGGTGGTCCGCTACGACGACGCCCCCACGGTCGCCGCCTCCGCCGGGGAGGAGCGGGTGATCCGGTACAGGTCGCGCGGCGAGTCCCGGCCGGAAGCCTCCACCCCGCAGCCTCCGCCGCCTTCCCAGCCTGCGGAGCCGACCCCGGCCACCCCTGCGGACCCGGACGCTCCGCCCGTCGTGGTGTCGCCCGAGCCGCCTGCGCCGGAGGTCATCCCGGCACCCCAGTCTCCCCCGGTCGAGCCGGCCGCGGGGCCCACCATCACACCCGAAGGAGGGGCGCTCATGCCCACTCTGGACGAGGGCCTGCGTGAGCGGCTCGGCCTGAGCGCCGACGCCGACGAGGCCACCATCCTCGCCGCTGTGGACGAGGCGCTCAACGAGCGCGCCGAACCCACCACCCCCACCGAGCCGGTTGCCGCCGCGCCCGCCCCGCTGCCCGAGGGCACCGTCGTCATCGAGGAGGCGGTGCTGAACGAGCTGCGCGAGCAGGCCTCCCAGGGGGTCGCCGCCCGCACCCGGCAGCTCACCGAGGACCGCGACCGCGCCATCGAGGACGCCATCCGGGCGGGCAAGACCGCGCCCGCCCGCCGCGAGCACTGGCAGACGGCGTGGGCCGCCGACCCCGACGGCACCCGAGACGTCCTCGCCTCCCTGGCGCCCGGCCTCGTGCCGTTGGAGGACATCGGCGAGCCCGGCAGCGACCAACCCGCCGCCGCCAGCGACGCCGCGTTCGACCGCCTGTTCACCGTCCCCGGAAAGGCATGACCGTGGCCGACTACCTTCCGATCTTCCTGCCCGGCGACGTCGCCACGCTGACCGCGTCCGCCGCGATCACCGGCGGCCAACTGCTCGCCGTGTCCGGCTCCGGCACCATCGCCCCTGCCGCCGCGGGCTCCGCGAACTGGATCGGCGTCGCCGCCGCCGACACCGCCTCCGGCGGCCGTGTCCCGTTCTACCCGCGCGGCGTGATCCACGAGACCCTCGCCGACGGCTCCATCACCGCCGCTGACCAGCTGCAGACCGGCGCCACCGGCAAGGTCAAGGCGCTCGCCGCCGCCGCCGCGGACGCCGCCAGCGACATCAACGCCGCCCGCGCCGTCATCGGCGTCGCCCTGACCACCGCCGCGGACGGTGTCGCCGCCCGCTGGATGGCCTGGTAACCCCCGAGAGGACCACTGAACAATGCCTGTTAACCCGCCCGGGGTGCCGAGCCTGGCCGGTGACCAGCTCACCATCCACCGGCTGTTGCAGACCCCCACCCAGATCCGCCGCCGTTTGCGGACGCTGGCCGACATGAGGTTCGTCGCCGACCGGATCCTCACCCAGAGACTGCGCAGCAGCGGCGGCGCCGTCCTCTACGAGGTCAGCGAACCGATCGTGAACGCCCGCCCTGTCGAGGCGGTCGCCCCCGGTAGCGAGTATCCGCGTGCCGTCACCGCCGACGGTGCCGCCGCCCTGGCCGCCGTCACCAAGTGGGGCCAGTCCACCCGCCTCACCGACGAACGCATCAAGCGGCACGTCCGCCCCGGCGACGAGGTGGACCGCGCGCTGCGCAAGGTCGTCAACACGGTGGTGAGCAAGGTGGACGCGGTGGCGATCGCCGCCGTTGCCTCCGCCGTCGTCGCCACCGTCGACGCCGATACCTACGGCGGCGCCTGGAACGGCACCACCCCGCAGATCCTGCGCACGATCGAGGTCGCTAAGGCCGCCATCATCGACCTCGACATGGGGTATCAGCCGGACACGATTCTGATGTCCAGCACCATGTACGCGCTCGTCGCCTCCGACGAGAAGGTCGCCGCGATGCGTCGCCGGGAGTCCACCGACAACCCGATCTACTCCGGCACGATCGACACCATCGACGGCCTGACGGTCGTGGTCGCCCCCGCCTCTCGGCTGCCCAGCAACGACGTGTGGGTGCTGGACTCCAAGGAACTCGGCGGCATGGCCGACGAGAGTGACGCCGACCCGGGCTACACCGTCGATGAGATGGCCGTTCAGGTGCAATCGGCCAGGGTCCCGCAAAACGACGCGTGGGACCTGTGGGGTCGCCGCATCACCGTGCCCGTCGTCATGGAACCGGGCGCCGCCATCCGCATCGTCGACACGATCGACTAGGAGACCCACATGTCGAAGCGGTATCAGGTGATCGGCGCACTCGTTGCGAACGTCCCGATCGACGGCCCGAACGGGTCCACGCTGGCGATGTTCCACCAGGACGCGATCCTGCCGCCGAGCGTGCCCGCCGACCGGATCAAGCATCTGCTGTCGGTGAAGCTCATCGAGGAGGTCGGCGGCTCGAAGGAGTCCGCCGCTCCGGCCGAGCAGAAGCCGCCCGCCTCGGACCAGAAGCCCACCACGGTCAACGCCCGCTCGTCGAAGGCCGAGCTCGTCGACTACGGCGTCGCCCAGGGCGGCGACCGGGCCGAGCTGGACGCGCTCACCCTCAAGGAGCTGCAGGCCCGCTTCCTCAAGAGCGGCGCCCAGCAGTAAGGCGTGGTCTGGCCCGGGGCACCTCTTCCGCCCCGGGCCAGACCACCACAACCGAATAGGAGGGGATCGTGGCTGAGCCGTGGGCGCCGAGCCTGGAGGAAGTCGCCGACCACATTCCCACCCGCACCCGCCCCACCAACGCCCCGCCCGGCGACGACACCCTGTCGATGACGTTCAACCAGGCCACCACCCCCACAGGGGAGCAGGCGGCCCGGTTCATCGACTCCGCGGTGTCGGAGGTGCTCGGCGCTGTCGCCGGACGGGTGCCTGAGGCCCCCACCTATCTGCGGGTGCTCGCGCAGAAAGCGGCCGCGCTGCGGGCCGCCGCCGACATCGAACTCGCCTACCCCGACCGGGACGCCGACGTCGACGTGTCCGAGCGCCTCGATCAGCGCGCCAAAGACGCGCTCGCCCGCCTGGTGGAAGCGGTGAGCGACGCAGGTTCGCCCGGCTCCGGGGGGTCTCTGCTTCCGGTGTGGAGCATGCCCGCCCCCGCTTGGCCCGGCGACTACCCCCTGTAGAGGAGGTGCCCGGTGGCTGCTGGCGGGCGTGGGATCGACATCCGCTTCAACGAGCGCGAGCTCGACGAACTGCTGCACGGCCCCGACGGGCCGGTCGGCCGGCGGATGGCCCGCTACGGGGAGATCGTCACCCAAGGGGCGAAGCGCCGTGCGCCGGTCTCACCTCGCGGGTCCGGCGGTCGGCCGTCCGGCTACCTCCGCTCCAAGATCGGGTGGCAGATGGGGCGGGACGCGCTCGGCCTATACGTCGACATCGCCTCCCCGGCCCGCACCCCGCAGGGCGAGCCGTACGGCCTGTTCGTCGAGGTCGGCACCCGCCCGCACGTGATCCGCCCGAAGAAGCCGGGCGGCTGGCTGCGCTGGGTCGGCTCCGACGGCAAAGTCCGCTTCGCGAAGAAGGTCAACCACCCCGGCACCTCGCCGCAACCACACCTGCGGTCCGCGCTCGAAGACCTGCGGGGCGCCTGATGCCGTACGTCGTCGCCGTCACCGCCGTCCGAGCCTGGGTCAACAGCCTCGACACCCTCGTCGGCGCCGGACGTCCCCTCGCGCTCGGCGCTTTCCGCCAGCACCCCCGCTCACCCGGCCACGGCGCCTACGCCCTGCTGTCCCGCATCGGCCGCGCCGGGGATCTGGTCGCCGAGGACACCATCGACAGCCCCCGCATCTCAGCGTCCATCTTCGCCGGCACCGACGAAGCCGCGGAGATCGCCGCCGTCGCCTACGCCAACGCCGTCGACGCCCTGCGCGGCACCCCCGCGGCCATGGGTGAGGCGCGGTGCCTGATCGCTGATGACCTGGCCGGGCCGCTGCTGGTCGACAACCACGACAGCGACCGGGAGCAGTACCACTACGTCGTGGATGCCTCCTTCTACGTGCTCTGACCCCTTTTTACCGCTGACCTGGAAGGACTTTCTGATGGCGGCATTGACCACGCAGGTGCTGGTGCTTGGCGGCTCCGCATCCGCCCTCACCCCCGCGGCCGGAGGCGGCGACACGGCGACCCCCGGCGACGGCGTGTTCCTGGAGGTGTTCAACGAAGACGACGCGTCGAAGACCGTGACGATCGTCACGCCGGGCACCGTCGACGGGCTCGCCATCGCCGACAGGCCCGTCACCGTGCCCGCCGGGGAACGCTGGAAGATCCCCCTGGGACGCCGGTACGCGGGCGCGGACGGGCAGGCGTCCATCACCTACAGCGCGGTCACCGACCTGAGCGTCGGCGTCTTCAAGGTCGCCTGATGAGCCGTAAGGAACCCTCCACCCCGGCGAAGGAAGACCCGCCGGTCGGCCCGCAGGCCGTCCGGGAAGTCGCCCTGGCCGACAACGCCACCGCCACGTCGACGGTCGAGACACGGCCCGCCGCGGACGAGTCCAGCCCGCCGTACTACATCGCGACCCGGCCGCTGTTCATCGATGACCAGTTCAGCCGCGCCTTCAACGTCGGCGACCGGGTGCCGGCCGAGCACGTCGAGAAGTACGGGTGGGCCGACAAGGTTCGCCCGGCCGCCGCCCCCCAGATCGAGCCTGAGACCGCGCCCGGCCAGGCCACCAGCAGCAAGGAAGGTGACGCCTGATGGCGCGTGGAAACCCGGGAGCGCTCGCGCTTGGCCCCGGCAAGCTGTACATCGCGGTGCTCGGCACCTCGGAGCCCGCCGATCTCACGACCCCGTGGGCGAGCGTCAGCTCGAACTGGATTCCGCTCGGCTACACCACCGAGGGGTCAACGTTCAACTACTCGGTGGACTCCGAGAACGTCGAGGTCGCCGAGGAGCTCGACCCCGTCGCGGTCGCCCTCACCAGCCGGGAAATGAACCTCGACTTCGCCCTCGCCGAGATCACTGCCCGGAACCTGAAGACCGCGCTCAACGGCGGCACGATCACTGCCGGGGCGGGCATCGTCACGTTCGAACCGCCGGACCTCGGGGAGGAAGTCAGGACGATGCTCGGCTGGGAGTCCGAGGACGCTACTGAGCGGTGGGTGTACCGCAAGTGCCTGCAGGTCGGCGGCATGGAAATGTCGAGGCAGAAGGGCGCGGCCAAGGCCACCATCTCCTGCAGCTTCAAGCTGGAGAAGCCCGCCGCGGCCAAGGCGTTCAAGGCGATCCTCGACGTCGCGAGGGCTGCCTGATGGCCCGACGCTCCTACACCTCGCCCGGACGCAAGAAGAACACTGAGGGGTTCGACTTCTCCTTCGAGCTCGACGGCGTCGTCTTCGAAAACGAGGGCTCCGTCAGCCTCATCGACCTGTCGGAGTTCGCCCGCCTCGCCGCCATGGGTGTCGACTCGCAAAGCCCGGAAGGCGCGTCGATCATCGCGGAAGTCTTCCTGATGGTGCTCGGCGAGAACACCTACCGGCGGTTCCGCACCCACTGCCGCAAACACGGCACGGACGACGAGACGCTGGTGGCCATCATCGGCGACCTCATGGAGGAGGCGGGGAACCGCCCTACCGGCAGGCCCTCGGACTCCTCCGATGGGCCGCCGAACGCCCCGGCTACTGCGACGGTCGTTTCCTTCTCGCGGGCCACCGTCGCGCAGGTGCCGGTGCAGCCGGAGCCGGAGAGGCATCTGGTGTCCTACGGCTGAGTGACCTGCCGCTGCCTGACCTGCTTGATGTCCTGCACGCCCTGTGGATCGAGTGGCGCTCTGATCTGCGGCGCACCACAGCGCTTTTCACGTTGGCCGGCGTCGACAAGCAGCAGGTCGAGCCGGATCCGCACGCCGATTTCGATGCCGTGTTTGCGGTTGTTCCGGTTCGTGAGGACCGAGAAGAGCGCAGGCGGTTGATCGCTCGGCTCATGGCCGGATAACTGCATAACGCCAGGCGAGGGGGTCGAGTTGGCTGCCCTCGCTGAAGCGTTCGTCCGTGTCCGCGCGGACACCACCGGTGTGCGCGACGACGTGCGCAAGGGGTTCGACGGCGCCGGGTCGGACGCCGGCAACGACTTCGGCCGCGCTTTCTCCCGCGACGCCCAGGGGCAGATGCGCGGCGAGCGGTCCGGGTTCACCGCCGAAGGCGAACGGCTCGGCGCCGCGGCCGGCGACGGGTTCACCAACGAGTTCGGCGAGCGGCTCACCCGGGACATCAACGGGCGGCTGCGCGACGAGCGGGGCCGGTTCGTCACTGACGGCCGCGCCTTGGGCGCCGGTGCAGGCGAAGGGTTCACCGACGGGTTCCAGCGGTCCGCGCAGGCCGATCCTGGCCGGTTCCGTTCGCTGCGGCCGGACTTCTTTGGCGAGGGTTTCCGACTGGGTGAGGGCGCTGGCGACGGGTTCGGCGACGGGTTCCGCAGCCGCCTTTCCAACGTCGGCGACCTGGCGGCCCGCGTTTTCGACCTGATCACCCCACGCCTGGGCGGCCTGGTCGGCGGGTTCGGCCAGGTGACCGGCGCTGTTGGCCGTTTGGTGGCGGCGCTCGGCACGATCGGCGCAGCCGCGGGCGGCCTGTCAGCGCTGGCCGTCGCCGCGGCGTCGGCGACCGCCAGCGCGGCGGGCCTGGTTGCCGCGTTGGCCCCGGCGGCGGGGGCGATCGCCGCTTTGCCGGGGGCGGTGCTACTCAACGTCGCCGCGATGAGCACTCTCAAGCTCGCCCTGTCCGGCGTCGGCGACGCGTTCGCCGCCGCCCTGTCCGGCGACCTTGAGAAGTTCCTGGAGGGCACCAAAGACCTCGGCGCCGCCGCGGCCGAGGTGGCGTCCGAGCTGTTTCAGATGGCGCCCGCGTTCGCTGGCATCAAAACCGCCGTCCAAGACGCCCTGTTCGGGCCGCTGGTCGGCCAGATGTGGAGTCTGCTGCCTGCGATCAACGCGGTGCAGGGCGGCATGGTCGGTGTGGCCGCTGAGTTCGGGCGGGCCGCGTTGGAGCTCGTGGAGTTCGTGCGGGCCGCGGAAACCGTCTGGGCCATCGAGTCGGTGTTCATCTCGACGAGGGACGCCATCTCCTCGTTCCTGCCTGCCCTGCAGCCGCTGCTGGCCGGGTTTCGCGACCTGGGTGTGGTTGGCGCTGCCTGGATCGCGAACCTGGTGCCGGGCATCGCGGAGGCGGCCGAAAGGTTCGGCCGGTTCATGATCCACGCCGCTGCCTCCGGTCAGGCGCTGGCGTGGATGGACGGCGCCCTGGCCGTACTCAAGCAGCTGGGCGCGATCCTCGCCGACGTGGGCGGCCTCGTCGTCGGCATCGGCCGCGCGATGGAAACCGCCGGCAACACCACCCTCGGCGTGCTCGGCCAGCTGGTCGACGCCGCACACCGGTGGGTGGACTCGGCGCAAGGCCAGCAGACGCTCGTCGCGATTTTCCAGTCGCTCGCGCAGGTCGGGCAAGCCCTCATTCCGGTCATCACCGCCATCGCCACAGGAATCGGAGTGCTGGCGCCGATCGTCGCCCAGCTTGCTACCGCGTTCGCACCGGTGCTGGTGGCTGCGGTGCAGGGCATTGTGGCCGCCCTGGCGGCGGTCGCGCCCGGCCTGATCGCTCTGGTGCAGGGCGTCGGAGCGGCGATCATGGCGATTGCGCCCGCGCTGGCTCCGCTCGGCGCCACCATCGGTGCCGCCCTGTCGACGCTCGCCCCCCTGTTCGACGCGATCGGCCAAGCCGTGACAGCGCTGCTGCCCGGGATCACCGCGGTTGTCCAGGGCATCGGTACCGCGGTCGGCGCCCTCGCACCCGCTCTGGGGCCGGTCGCCGCCGCGATCGCCGGTGTTCTTCAAGCGGTGTCGCCGCTGCTGCCCGTCCTCGGTCAGCTGGTCGCCGTCATCGCCACGAGTCTCGCCCAAGGTGTCCAGGCGGTTCTTCCCTCCCTGGCCGCGCTCGCGGCGGCGATCGGCCAGGGCGTGCTGGCGCTCACCCCGCTGCTGCCGGTCCTCGCCGGCGTCGCCGCGACCCTTATCAACGCGCTGCTCCCGGCGATCACCCCGCTGATTCCCGCGCTCGCGCAGATCGCCGCCCAGGTCGGCGGCACCATCCTGGCCGCGTTCGGGCAGCTCATCGCCGCGATCGCCCCCGTCCTGCCGGTCCTCGGCAACCTCGCCGTCTTGGTGGCGAGCACGCTCGGCGATGCCCTCAAGCAGCTGGCGCCGCTCCTCACCCCACTCGCCGCCGCCGCGGCGGGGGCCTTCACGCAGATCGCTGCCGCCGTCACCCCGCTGATCCCGGCCATCGGCGCTCTCTTGGTGGAGTGGAATCAGGCGCTGATGCCCGCGCTGACGTCGCTGATGCCCGTCGTGGGCCAAGTCGTCTCCGTGCTTGGAGGCGCCCTGATTCAGGCGTGGTTGCAGCTGGCCAAGGCGATCGTCCCGCTTTTGCCGGTGCTGGCCCAGCTGGTGCAGTCGCTGGTGGGGGCGCTGCTTCCGGCGATCACCCCGCTGATCCCCCTCGTCGTGCAGCTGGTGACCGCGATCGGCGGGCCGCTGCTGCAGGTGTTCGCGACCCTGGTTACCGCTTTGCTGCCGCTGCTGGCGCCGCTGTCGCAGTTGGCTCAGGTGCTGGGCGGGGTGCTGGTGCAGGCGGTCACCGCGCTGACGCCGTTCATCCTGCAGATCGCGACCATGCTGTCCAGTCTGATCCCGGTCATCACCCCGATCGTCGCTCTGGTGGCGCAGGTGGCGGCGCAGATGGGTCAGATTCTGGTGCAGGCGATCACCATGCTGGTGGCTGCGATCACCCCGCTGATCCCGATCATCACGCAGGTTTACCAGCAGCTCGGCGCCGCGCTGCTGCAGGCGCTGCAGGCGCTGGCTCCGTCGCTGATCACCCTGCTCAACGCCTTCGTGTCCTTGCTGCCTGCGGTCACGCCGATCGTCGGGATCGTCGGCCAGCTGCTGGTTGCGTTCGCCCCGTTGATCGCTGCGGTGCTGCCGGTGCTGACCACGCTGATTCAGACGCTGGTGCCGATTGTCGTCACGATCGTCGAGGCGTTCGGCGGCCTGCTGACCGCGATCATGCCGATTGTGCAGGTCGCGGCGGATCTGATCGTGGCGTTGCTGCCGCTGGTGCAGGTGCTGGTCGAGCTGGTCGCGACGGTGCTGCAGTACGTGATCCCAGCGCTGGGCCAGCTGATCAAGTGGGTGGTCGACCTCGCCGCGATGATCATTTCGGCGATTACTCCGGCGATCACCTGGCTGGCCGACCGCTTCAAGTGGGTCGTTGACCAAGTCGTCGCCTTCTTCGAATACCTGTACGACGTCCTGGTTGGGCACTCGATCATCCCGGATCTCGCGAACGCGCTGAAGGACTGGTTCGACAAAGCCGTCAAGTGGATCATGGACGCGATCAACGGGCTCAAGGAAATCCCCGGCAAGGTCGCCGCCTGGTTCGGCGACATGAAAGACCGGGCAATCAAGCTGGCGGGCGACCTGGTCAGCTGGGTGCAAGGACTCCCCGGCAAGATCATGGACGCGGTGTCCAACATCAGCCAACTCGCGGGCAGGGTCGGCGACTGGTTCGGCCAGATGAAGGACGCCGCGATCGGCCGGGCGAACGACCTGCTCAACTGGCTGCAAGGTCTCCCCGGGTCGATCATGAACATTTTCGGCAACCTGGGCGGGCAGCTCGGAAGCGTCGGCCACAACCTCATCATTGGGTTGTGGAATGGCATCGTCGGCGCCTGGAACTGGTTCATCGGCGCTGTCGGCGGCCTGTTCAGCGGGTTGATCAACTGGCTGCGCGGCCTCCTCGGCATCGCCAGCCCCAGCAAGGTGTTCGCCGCGATCGGCCGGGAGTTGCCTGCCGGGTTGGCGGTCGGCATGGACGCCGGAGAGCCGATGGTCGCCGCAGCAACCGAGCGGATGGCCGGAGTCGCCTCCGCGTTCTCGGTGCCCGACGTCGAGCCGGCCGGTGCCGCGTTCAGCGCCACCGCGGCGGGCGGCATCACAGCCGCCGCTGCTGCGGGGGCGAGGGCTGGCGGGGGGGTGACGATTCAGGGCGACCTGGTGATGCGCGTGGAAGGCGTGCTCGACCCGGCCCGCCCGGACGCCTACCGGACGTTGCTGGTGCAGCTGCGCGACGGGCTGCGGGACCTGGACCGGGAGGTGTACGCGTGAGCGACCTCACCGTGGGGCGGCTGAACCTGCGCGAAACGTTCAACCTGGCGGAGACCGCGAGCGGCGACGGCCGGGCGATGAGCGTGGAGGGCAAGGAAGTCGCGCCGCTCATCTCCCGGGCGGAGCTACTCGAACGCATGGAGGGGGCGCTCGGCCTGGTGGGTGCGCTGGTGCCGGCCAGGTGGGAGGAGAAGTCGGAGCGGAACGGCTACTACACGGTCACCAACGCCTCCGCGGACTACACCGACCGGTTCGCGCAGCGTCTGGCGTGGGTCGCCTGGAAGCTGTCGCTGCGGCGGCACGGTGCGGACTCCGACGTGGACCTGGAGTCGAGGCTGACCGGCGCGCGGCGCGCCAACGATTTCAGCTTGTCGGGGGAGCGGTGGCATGCGCCGCCGGTCGGCCACTACGCCTACCACACCGGCTCCACCCTGCCGAGCACGATGACGCGGGCCACCACCGACGGGCTGATGACTGTGTACCGGGGGCTGCCTGCCGGGGTGTCGCCACGCTGGGGGTGCGGAGTCGCCGACTACCTGCGAGGGCGGGCCCGGATTCTGTCGGCCGGGTATGAGCGGGTGGGGACCGGCTACCGGGTGGACGCGGCGGGCTGGGAGTTGTCGAACGGTTTGGTGCGGGTGCGGCCTCTGCTGGCGGGCGGGTCTCTCGAGGTGGCGTCCTTCGTGGATGGGGTGTGGCGGCCGAAGGCGTGGTGGGTGTCGGTGGGGTCGACGTTGGTGGAGCGGTTCGAGTCGGCGACGGTGCTGCGCAACGACCCCGAGCAGGCGATTGTTCGGCTGGTTGAGCACCGGTCCCCGGTCGGCCGTACGGTCCTGGATCTCACGTTGCGGCGGGGCAGCCGGTTCGTGGAGGGGTATGTGCAACGCGGCGACTCCGGCACCCTCAGCGTCTATCTGGCGTCGGCGGAGACGTTGACGGATGCGACGTCGTACGTGGTGCGCTCGACCAACGATGGCGACGGCAACCGGGTGACCGCCGGGTCCGCCCGGAACTTCGATTCGCACGCCAGCGGCGGGATCACCCGGACGAGCACGACGGCGATGGACTTCTACCTCGGCGTCGTCGCAGGCGGCGGGTCCGCTGTGTCCGGCGATCAGGCGACGCATCTGCGGGACCAGTACATAGGGGCGCTACCGGAAACGACCGGCGTCGTGAGGAGGTGACCGGGTGGCTGTCACCGAGGTGCTGATGGGGCTCGGCTCCTGGAGCGTCACCCTGTCGGAGGAGACGCCGCGCGAGGTCCTCGACCGGCTCGGCTTCTTCGGCCACGTCGCCATCGTCGCCGGGCGAATCAACGCCGCCGAGTACAACGACGAGCTGCTCACCATGGCCCGCTACGTCGGCGTCCTCACCGGCCGCGAACTCGACCAGCGCAAGACCATCAAGGGCCAGGGCATGGCCGTCTGGCTCGGGGATTCCGACGACAAGGGCGAGGTCCTGGAAACCCCGATCGAGATCATCGGGCAGACGTTTCCCAACGCCATCCGCGCCATCCTCAGCGGCAGCACCGCCGTGGTCGAGGGCACCCTGTACAGCGCCCCCGGCACTTACACCGGCCGCCACCAATGGGTGAGCAAACGCAAAGCCATCGACTACATCTGCTCCACGAAAGACTGCGACTGGCGCGTCAACGGCAACGCCACCCTCGACGCAGGCCCCAGCGCCAACCTCTTCAAGACCACGCCGACCTGCGTCATTGCCCGCCACGGCGCCGCCGGTCCTGACATGGCGTTGACCGGGCTGCCCGGCGACATGGCGCTCGCCCGCGACGTCGAGGACTGGACGTCGCGGGTGGTGCTGCTCGCCGAGGGCGAAGGCGCGTCCGTGGCCACCGCGGGCGTGAACATCCTGTCGAACCCGTACGAGGATCTGCGCGGGCACCCGGTGAAGCGCACCCGGCTGGTCAGCGAGTCGGGGACCGCGACCGGCAACGCCGCCGCGAGGGCCCAGTTGCAGCTCAACCGCTTCTCGGGCACCCGCAACGCCATGCGGCTGTCGGCGAAGGACTACGACATCCGCGGGTCGTTCGTCGTCGGCGACTGGGTGTGGGTGTACGACCCCGACGCGGCCCTGTACGACACGACCAACGAGGTGCAGTACCGGGGGCAGCGGATCAACCCGATCCGGCTGCGCGCCGTCGAAACGTCGTGGCCGGTGGCGGAGGGGATGACGGTCGCCCACCGCCACCAGGACGGCACCTGGCACGATCTCACCCCATACGTGGTGTGGGAGAGCGGCGCCACGTCCGTGGTCGTGGGTGAGCTCAACCGGTCGCTCACCAACTCCGGCACCGAGCCGGTGGGGCCGCGACCGACGCCGGACGCGACCGTGCCGGGCGAAGTGTCGTGGCTGCTGCCGTTCGAGACGGGCGTCTACCTGGATGCGCTCGGCGGCACCAGGGCGAACATCATGGTCGCCTGGGAGGAGCCGCTCAACGTCGACGGGTCCACGATCCTCGACGGCGGACACTTCGAGATCCGCTATGACGTGTCCCCGGCGACCAGTTGGCGGATGGCGTACGCCGCGTGGGACGACACCCAGGCCGTTGTCGGCGACCTGTCGCCGGGCGTTCTGTACGACTTTCAGATCCGCGCCGTCGACCTGTCCGGCAATGCCGGCCCCTGGTCGGTCGCCGAGTCGGCGACCGCGCACCCGGACACGATTCCGCCCAGCACGCCGGCCGCCCCTGTGGTGGCAGGGTCGTCGCTGGCCTTGCAGGTGCGGCACGAGCTGGGTAAGGCCAGCGGCGGTACGTTCAACCTCGAACTCGACGTGGTTCACCTGGAGATTCACGTTGGCGACTCGTCGGGGTTCACCCCGGACGAGACGACGCTCAAGGGGCAGGTGGCGGCCACCGCGGGGATGATGCAGGCGGAGATCGCCGCAGTGGGCACGGTGGAGGTGGAGGAGACGACCACCCGGTGGGTGCGGGTGGTCGCGGTGGACGAGGCCGGCAACCGGTCGGACCCCAGCGCGTCGGCGTCGGCAACCGCCTTGTTGGTCGACTCC